TTGCAGGCGCTGCTGGTGCAGTTGTTCCTGTGCTTTCAGGCATTGGAGCCACTATTGCTGGTTTTGCAGGCGCTGTTGTTCCTGTTTTGACAGGCATTGTTACGTTCCTTGGTCCACAAGGCTTAATAGCATTGGGGATAATTGCTTTGGGCGTTTTGTTTTTTACGTTCCGCGATCAAATTATTGGTGTATTCAATGCTATCATCAGCTTTGTTCAGTCAACCTGGACTACAATCACTTCGCTTCTTAATGCTCCTATTCAGGCTGCAATCACCTTTATACAGAATAATTTCCTAACCCCTATTAGCCAAGGCATCACAAATCTGGTCAATGCAGTCAAAGCAATCTGGCAGGGTTTAGGCCAGTTTTTAACGAGGCCATTCCAGACTGCTGCTACAACGATTAAAGGTGTAGTCAACAGCATTCTCAATGGAATTGGCAATGCGGTGCGTTCAGTAGTGAGGGCCATCAACTCCGTGATCGCTGGCGCTAACAGAGCATTGGCTACATTAAAACTCCCACAAACCCCCCTCTTGCGATCGCCCAGTATTCCGCAATTTGCTGATGGCGGGTTTGTTACTGGTCCGACTTTGGCAATGGTCGGTGAGGGCGGTCAGCCGGAATACATCGTGCCTCAATCTAAGGCAAATGCATTTGCTGCTAATTGGATGGCCGGCGTTCGCGGCCCTGCTGCTATCCCACGTTTTGCTGAGGGCGGTGTGGTGATGCCAAGCTCCGCCAATGTGAGTATTCAGACAGGTCCGGTGCTGCAACAGAATGGCCAGAACTATGTGAGTGTGCGCGATATGGAGCAGGCACTGAACACGCTTGCCGATTCGCTGCTATCAAATAACCGCACCCCTGGCGGCCGTCGTTATCAAGGTGTGGCAGCATGAGCAATCGCGGCCAGGCTCAATATCTGAGGATTTTTGACGATTCGCAGACCTATACCCGTTGGCAGTCCTATTACATCAATCAGACCATCACGCTGGATGCAGCATCCTTTTTTTACAACCCGTTCAACGCTGATGGGATGGTGGCCGGTAGTGCCGGTGGATCGAATGTGACGATCACGGTGCCAGCCACTGCTACGGCGATCAGCGTATTCACTGCCGCGCTCAACCAGAACAGGCTTTGCGAAATCAAGACCTACGAGTTCGACACGCGCCTGTCTAATACCGCACCACAGGCTGGGCAGTCGTTGATTAGCTCTTATGTGGGCGAGGTTATTAAAATTTCTGGCAGCTTCATTGAACTGCAGGTTAGCCTTGGCTCAGCACTCAGCCCAGTCGGTGCCCAGGTACCACCGCGCAAATTCACGACGCTGCTGATTGGCGCACCGTTGCGAACATGAATTTCTCAGTTCCTGATCCTCTATCGCTGCTGCCGTATCAAAGCGGCTTGGTGGTTACACCATTGGAGGAAGGTGCTGCGAAGGGAGAGTCACAGCTGGATAACCCACAACGGGCTATCACAATCGGTGAGCCGGTTCCGATTGTTTTTTGCCGCCTAGTCAATGATCAGGGTGGCGTGTTTGTTAGCCCTGGCGCTACTGAAGGCCGATATGCAAATAATGCAAGCACGAATGAGCTGACAGTCAACCTCCATCTTGTCTTAAGCGAAGGCGACATGGAACAGCTCCAGCTTCGCGATGTTTATCAGCGCGCTTGTCGTGTTGGCACATGGCTACAAACCTATGACCGCCGTGCTGGTACCTGGACTCCTGGCAATTACATCACTGAAGTGGCTGGCACTAAGTTCTGGAACTGCCCGTATTACTGCGGGACGCAGGGCACTTACGACAATATGACCACACTGAGTTATCAAAATAATCACGCTGATGGTGATGAGACATGGAACAAGCAGGTTCACTGCTTTGTTCGTAGTGGCATGAATGTCACCAGGATTCTGGACAATACCTTGGGGCCGAGCAACAACGTCGTTGACTTGGCATTGTATTTGATCCGTCAGAGCAGCCGATTCCCAGAATCAATGCTGGATTTGACAGCTATGGCTGATGCCGCAGAGTTCTGCGATGTGAATGGGCTCTATTACAACGGCGAGTTTAAGGAATCAACGAATCTGGAAGACTGGCTGGATTCGATCAGCAGCAACTTTCTGCTTCGTGTGAGCGATAAAAATGGCAAGAAGGGGCTGCGGCCACGATTGCCTGTGAACGCCAATGGCACGATCAAGACCACTGCGATCACTCCGGTGTTCACGTTCACCGAAGATCACGTCCTGCCTAATGGCTATCAAATTGAGTACATACCCTTGGATCAAAGGCGACCAATCATGGCGCTGATGCTATGGCGTCAGCAACCAACTAACGACATCGGAATTATTCGTGCGGCTGAAGTCAAGATGGCTGGCACCGCGACCAGTGGTCCGTATGAGCAGTATGACCTAAGCCAATTTTGCGCAACCGAAGATCATGCGATTAAGGTTGGCGCCTACTATGTCGCGAGGCGTTATTACATAACCCATAGTCTGCGGCTAAGTGTTGCGCCTAGTTCATATAACTCAACTTTGATTGTTGGCGATATTGTTCGCGTGCGTTTGCGTCGTGAAACCAGCGTCGGCACGGTGTCCCATCACGACTTCCTGTATGAGGTTGAGCGGATCAACCGTTCAATTAGTGGCACCGTTGGCCTTGATCTGATTCATTTCCCAATCGATTCAGAAGGTCGAAGCCTTGTTGGCATGGCTGTTGATGCTGCTGTTGGGCCAGGCTATGAACTGCCGACGGGGCGTCTTGATTTCAACTGCGACATTGAAGGCCGCGACGAGGACACCACACCACTGACCGATAGCGGTGGTACTCCTGGCGGCCTCCCGACAGAGGCCGATGTTGAATATGAAGTGCCAATCGATGAAGAAGCTTCGCCGGACAGTGAAATCAATAATCCAACTGATCCGTTTGATGAAGAGATCCCAGGAAATATCACAGGTCTTAGCGATCCACCTGTTGAAGGTGAAACCGCTAACGCCGCGCCGCCTTGCCCCAATGGCCGAATTACTTGGTATAGGGTCTCGCGTGATATTGCCGCGAGCGCAACCGAAGCAGAGGCCACTAACGTCAGCCAACGTGAGTTCATCAAGGAAGAGCCCCTGGGTGGTGGCTGGGAAGCCGGCTCCAACTTGGTGCTTACTGCAAGTGATATTGACTATTGGATCATTGCTGAAGCCAGCTGCCCGGATCCTGGCTCTCCTGATGGATTTGGCGATCGCTTCTCGGTGGGTGTCACGAACCTGGTTGAACCCGACACCAGTCTCTATACCTATGCCCGTTGGAATGGCACGATCAACAATGCTGGCAGCATTACAAGTTACACAAGCGCATGGATCAATTACTCCAATTTCTTAACTATGTGCGGCCTGAGTGCTGCTGGATTTCCGCCATCATATATCACGGCGGAATATGGAGCTGGCGGAATCTTGCTTCTAGCCGGCCCCGCCATTGGGCCTATTCCATGGAGAGCATCTGTTACTGCAAAAGCTACACGTGAAGGTAATTTTGGTGGATCGTATAGGCTAGGTGGATTAGCGCAGAATGCAAATCTTCCCCCGATGAGCAACGATGCGCCAAGTTTTAGTATTACTCTTAATGGGATTAAAACTTATTCCATTAGCGGAACTTGGGAATTTAGCAACAATGCAAGCACCGTTCTAAGAACATGGAAAGGCGCTTATGGCAGTTCTGATCCGATCCTTCCGTAATGGCTAACTTCCCTGCGCTAACGCCAAGCAGCCGTACCTATATCCCAGGTGCTCGGGCGAGTACGGCCATGGAATTACTTAGTGGTGATGAGGTGAGCGTGCGTCACGGCAACGGGCGCAGTGGCGATCAGCTCAACATGACTTTTAAGCAAATGACGCGGGCTGAGCATTACAGTTTATTGAGTCACTACGCTTTTCACGGAAGGTTTGAGGCGTTTGACCTTACTGCCACTACGCTTGCGGCCACAAACCTGACATTTCCTGCGAATCATCAATGGATTTACGCAAATACTCCATCATTCGATGAAGCATCCGATGACATTAATGGAATAGTGTCGTTGATTTTAATCCCACCCTATGTGATCTAACATGCCGACATTTCCATCGCTATTACCTGATGAGATCTCCTACGATTTGGGGGATCTAAATATTTCGGAGGCATCTACTGTCGCCAGTGGCCCCGTGCGGTTTAGGCATTCACTCAGAAATAATGGGCATAGTTTGCAACTGACATTCCGCAATCGGATCGAATCCGATGTTGATTTGATTCGTACCCATTGGAATCAATCTGATGGATCACATGGCTACTTTGAGGTTCCTGCTGTCATTTGGGGCGAGGCGGAAGGCGTTGTTGCAACCGATGCTTTATATCGTTACGCCTCGTCACCAGAAGAAGCGCAAAAAGGTGTCTATTTTGACATAACAGTTACATTCAGAATTCTTGAAGGTTGGGATTTAGATCTAAATCTAAACGCAGGAACCGCGGCATCGTTTGTCACCGAAGCATTCGAGAACATCGCTTTCAGTGGTTATTCACCTTTTAATTTGCTAGCCTACGACGCAGATCCACCCACTGCTGAAAAGCTGTTAATAGCTGGCGGAGCCTGACCCATGCCTGATGCAACGACAGTTCCGGTCAAGATGGCACAGCGGCGTGATACCGCCGCAAACTGGACATCAATTAACCCGACGCTTCTGGCTGGTGAGATCGGCTTGGAGTCCGACACCGGCTATTGGAAGGTAGGCGATGGCAGCACGGCCTGGAACACTCTTGCCTATGTAAGTGGCTTGGGTGGAGAAATTCCGGTCAGTCGATTAGCTGATGGTTCTGCATATCAACTGCTGCAAACCGCTGCCAACGGCACGGATGTGGAATGGACAAACAACGTGGATGTGCCAGGCACGCTAGATGTGACTGGCGCCGCGACGTTTGATGCAGCAGTCACGATCCAAGGCAATCTGACTGTCAACGGCACGACCACCAATATCAATACACAGAACCTCGTTGTTGAAGACAAAAACATCATTGTTGGTGATGTTGCAACGCCCACCGATGTGACGGCTGATGGTGGTGGCATCACGCTGAAAGGCACCACCGACAAGACGATCAACTGGATTGATGCCACTGATGCCTGGACGTTCAGCGAGCACGTCAATATTGCTAACGGCAAGGAATACCGGATTAACGGCACCAAGGTTCTTGACGCCACCAGCCTGGGTAGTGGTGTTCTGATTACTAGCTCCAATATTACTGACGGCACGATCGTCAACGCTGATGTCAACGCATCTGCAGCTATTGCTGGTACTAAAATCTCACCTGATTTTGGCAGTCAGAACCTTGTCACCACTGGCACGGTAACGGGTGCAAGCCTTAGCCCTACCAGCAGCACCGTTCCCACAAACGGCATTTATTTACCTGACGCAAACAGCGTAGCCATCAGCACTGGTGGGTCTGGGAGATTGTTTGTTGATGCGAGTGGGAATGTTGGTGTAGGAGCAGCTCCTAGTACAGCTTTCCATGTAACCCGCAGCGCCGCAGATGCAGCA